AATGCGTCTAGTTCGTCTCTTACTCGCTTTCTGTCTTTGTCAACGGCTGCGCTTTTTGCTTTCCACTCTGCTACTAATTGTTTTCCAAGTTCATCCAACGCCGTTTTAGACTTGGAAACTTTATAAGCAAGTGAGGCAATACGCTTGCGGCTTGCGGCTGTTGATAAGTCAGGTACTTCTTTGCAAACTTCGTCCCGAATATCCATTAGGATAGATGATAGCGATTCTTGCGATGCAAAGACTGTCGTCGCTGCCAGTGCTTTGTTTCCCAAAATGGTTAATGTACTCATTTTGTTGTCTCTGTGTGTTGTTAAAAGGGTGATGTGTTTTTATGTGTTAATCATAATAAAGTGTCGGGCGATTGTCAAGGGATTATTCGGCATCCTTGAAATCGGCAAGCTGTCTGTATCTGCTAGCAGGCTTTCCCGTCGTCGCTGCTACCTCTGCCAACGTGTGACCAAGCATCAGCATATTAAGCGCGGTGATTTTATCGGCTTTGGTTATTTTGGTGGCTTCGCGGTATGCCTTCCGTTTCTCCTTATTGGCTTCGTTGTATGCCTTCCGTTTCTCCTTATTGGCTTCGTTGTATGCCTTATTCTGCGCCTTCCATTTCTCCTTATTCGCTTCGCGGTACGCCTTCTTCTGCTCCTTTATCTGCTCCTTATTCGCCTCGAGGTACGCCTTCTGCTTCTCCTTTATCTGCTCCTTATTCGCTTCGTAGTGCGCCTTCTGCTGCGCCTTTATCTGCTCCTTATTCGCCTCGAGGTACGCCTTATTCTGCGCCTTCCGCTTCTCTGGGTCTTTATACGCCATCTCAAAAACTCCTATGCTTAATCTCACAAAAATCACCAGCCTTAGTCCAAGCAATAGCGCGGGGCGTTTTGTGCATCTGCTTTTCAAACGCCTGCAATACGCCTTCTTTGGTTTTCAGCCCTGCAATTCCAAGTTCAACCAGTATTGAGGTAGACCGCTTGCGCAAGAACGCACTGGATGCGCCGGGGTTAATGTATTCCTCGACCTGCTTGCCGCCATCCAACCAATAAGTGATTCCCACGGCTTTCTCTGTCATGCGTGCCGTCATGCGCACAACCTGACCTTCGTGTAAATCAGTCTCTTTGCGTATCTTCTTGATTGCCACGCCCTCTGCTTTGAGTGCCAGCTTCTCGTTAGGGTCGATCAGCTCCTGACCGCAATGCACGCATTCACGCGCCGACAATGCGTTCTCGCCTGCACAAGTTGGGCATTCTCGAAAGTTCCAGCGGTGAGAGCATTGGATAACCTCATGTGCCGTCTGGCTCATCCCACCACACCGTTGCCCCATGTGAGCTGCTATCGGCTCTCCGATCTCGTTAATGATGCGCTCTCCAAGAGTCCCCAAAAAATAGCCATTGGCATCTATCTCAAAGTTGTCAGGATTAGGCTTTCCGCCAAATTGGTTAGTGTAGTTGCAAACAGGGCAAACCACATCCAGCCGCTCACCCTTGGTTGTCGCCTTTGACCTAATTTCAGGGTCAAACACATCACCAGCGGGGGCGTGTCTCTCCAAGTTTTCGGCGTAATCCAAGATCATCACCTTGCTTTTGCCATCCAACAGTCGCAGACCGCGCCCAATGATTTGCAGCATCAGACCCGGTGATTCTGTGGCTCTTAATATCGCTACCGTGCCGACGTTGGGGGCGTCAAACCCTGTAGTGAGCACTGACACATTAACCAAGTAGCGTAGCTTACCTGCTTTAAAATCCTTGAGGATTTGCGCCCTCTCTTTTTTTACAGTCTCACCCGTCACCAGAGCAGTTTGGTCTGCTGGCAATGAATCTACTATCTCATGGGCATGGTTAATGCTTGCCGCAAAAAACATGACACCTAAGCCCGTCTGTGACCTGCTCACTGCATCTGCAACTATGTCAGCCGTAAGTCTCCCCTTGCCCTCGAATACCTCGGCAACTTGCGACGCGTCAAACTGACCACGGCTGTTAAGCACAAGCTCATTGCCGCCGTAATGCACGCCCCCACTATAAAATTCCGGCATGGTCAGATAACCACGGTCGATAAGCTCACGGGTTGACATGCGGTAAACCAGCTTTGCAAAGAATGGCAGTTTGTCGGGATTTTGGCTTATGGTTTCTGGCGGCATCTGACCGTCTAAACCAAGTTGGTAGATGTACCCATCACCGAGACGGTACGGCGTTGCGGTCATGCCGATCACCCGCAAGTTAGGGTTAGCCACTCTCATATTGCCGATTATCTGGCGAATTGTGTTTGTAACCCCATGACACTCATCTATCACCACCGCAGCAAAACCGCTGGTAAAGCCGTCAATGCCGTTAAGCACCGACAATGGCGTGCCGAATACCACATCATGACGGGTGGATTTAATGCCCACTGATGCGCTGTAAAAGCTCGCTTTGTTGCCATAAGCCACATACTTCTCGAAGTTTTGCTCTACAAGCTCTTTTGATGGGGCAAGCACAAGCGTCTTTTTGCCGCTAATAGCGTTAATCTGCATAGCAATATTTGCTGCTACCAATGATTTACCCGCGCCAGTGGCAAGGTCTAAGCAGCATGATGTTGTGTGCTTGCGGATGTGGTTAATAGCAGCGTCTACGGCTGCTTGCTGATAGTCTCTAAGGATGTACATGTAGTTTCTCCGTGTTGTTGCATTGATTATAATATGTGTCGGGCGACTTGTACACAAGAAAAAGCCCCAGTTAAGGGGCTTCTTTTATAGTGTGGTTTTGCTAAAAGGGCACGTCCAAGTCATCAAAATCCTCAAACTTTTGAGGTGTGGGCGCTTGACGTTGCGGGGGCGCTTGCCGTGGTTGCTCTTGCGACGCTCCTTCTGACTTGATTCCTGCAAACTCCATATCAACCAGTGTAGCGGTCAACTTAGCGCCGTTAGTGCCATCACGCTTTTTGTATTCCTCTAGCTTGATGTCTTTGATGTGCGCAACAATAGCACTTCCTTTTAACAAGTGGTTTGATAGACCCTCTGCCTGCTTGCCCCAGATAGCCACTTCTACCCACGTAGTTGTTTTGCGGTCTCCAAAACCAATGGTGAAAGCAAGAGCCACATTGCACACAGCCATATTGCTGCTGGTATACTTTAGCTCTGCATCGCGTCCAATACGCGCTAATCCTGACATAATCATTATGCTTGTCCCCGTTTTGTTGGTAAGGAAGAAGGGCTGCCATACTTTTTGACAGTCTCCAAATAATAATCCGCGTGACGCTCGGCAATTCGCTGCAACAGATCTAGGCGCTCTAAATCGGCTTGCGCGTCAATCAACTTTTGCTCATACTCTAAAACCTTCTGCTTTATATCCATGTCAAACTCCCGTTATTTTGCGCAAAATGGCTTGCGCGTTACTGGTTGCTGCATCCAGTGCAGCGATATACTGCTCATTGCGCGTATGTCTCTCGATAAACAGTTGATGCTCTGCTGGGTACAATGGGCAGTAGCTGATAAAATCGCACCACTTCCGACCAGACACAAACAAAAATCCTTGGACTTGAGCAGCGTGCTTTGCTGGTGTTTTTCCCTCGATCAGTGTTTGCATATGCGTCCAAGGCTCTGGACTTTTGATCTCAATACCGCCATCTTTGCCGATCAACCCATCTGGACTACAACCAGGTGCGAAAGGTTCGTCACGTTCAATGATGAAACCACACTCGTTAACGGTATTGCCTGTCATCAATTCGTACAATTCCCGCGCTGCTGGTTCGCGTTCCGTGCCGTTGCGCATTGCATCAGTTTCAAAGAACGGCTTTTTGTTGCCGTAGTAGGATGCTGCAAGCTCTGCAATGTAAGCCGTTGCACTTGCTGATGGTTTACCCGCTGGCGTAACTAGATCACTAAACCGTGATGCGGTAGGTCTGCCGCGTAGGGCAAACCATTCGGCAGAGTGCTGCTGTAAATCAGGGTAATAGATAGCCATCACTCACCCCCCAATGTGTTTGCAATTTCTTCCTTGGCTTTAGCTGCTGCCGCTGCTGCTTTGGTTGCTGTAGCCTTTTTCGCAGTTGCCATCACGTCGGAAAACGCTTGCAGTGGGATTTCTTCGATACATCCTACCTTAAGGCTACGTGCCAACCATGCGACAAATTTCCCTTCGTCGCTGCCTCCATTGACAAGCTCAGCGCGTAAGCTATCTGCCTGACCTTGTGTGATGGTTTCAGCTTTTTGCGGCTCTGGTGCAACAGTGCCAGCTTCGTACAAGTCGCCTCCTTTATGCCACAAATCCAGAGCCACACCAAAGCGCATAGCAGCGTTGCGCAAAGCATCGCCAATGGCTTCCTTGATAGCGTTACCGCCCTTTTTATCTTGAGCATCGCCATATCCGTAGCGGGTAACACCGCCAATGGTTAAAGCAATCCACATCTCCACGCCAGAACCAACCATAGGCAATCCTAGCGATTGTGGGTTAGCAACTGGATTCCAAGTCCATTCCGGGTCTGCTTGTAACAAGCGGTCTGTCAGTGCAGCGTGACCGACGTATGACAAACCTGCTTTAGAGCCTGCGTTTCTTGGAAAAGTGCTGATCTGGTGAGGTTCAAACGTTTTGCGTAAAGCAGCTTGCATTTCTGGTGTCATTTCAATATCTCCGTGTTGTGTTGTTGATGTGTCTATAATAATAAAGTGTCGGGCGACTGTCAATGATTAAATGCAGCGGTTGCCTCATCAATTAACTGCTGCTGCTTGAACATAGGCAATTGGTCAAATCCTTGATGATTGGCACGCAACATTGACGCGATGTCAACTGGCGCATCTGCATAAACCTCTTGTGTTGGCGCATCAGCCTCGACCACGGGGGCGCTGCCATACTTGGCTATAAGTACACCACCAGCAAACAATGCAGCCGCTACAGCCGCTATAATCACCTTAACGTTGCTTTGCGGGGGCGCAACATCAGGCTGGCTGGCAACCATCGCCGCAGTCTTTCGCACCAACTCTTGACGCTGCTTTGCAAGATCATGGGCTTTTTGAGCCGCTGCAAGCTTCCGCTGCTCATCGTAAAGCTCTGGGAATGCAGGCTTAACCACGGTGGCAAGCATCGCCAACGCTGCATCACGAGGCGCTTTGTGCTTTGCTGCCAAGTCTGCCCATACAAAGCCGTTACCCTCCTTAGCATCAACTACCCCTATCTGCACCAGCAAACCAAATGCGTGATTACGCGCCCAGTTCTGACTAATGCCGTTGCAATGCTCTGCCACATACTCACCCAACTGCTTAGCATTCGCGGGTTTGTTCGGGGCAATCTGTTTGAGCATGATCATCAGTGCCGTGGTTTGTGTACTTGGCTCAATGTCATCCATATGCAAGCGTACAAACGCTGCCACTGCATCGCGGACTGCTGGCTTACTGATGTGGCTCTTAACCAATGATGCAAGCACACGGCGATGTTTAAGCGCGTCCTCTGCTTGCTTTGTGCATGTCTGCATAGCGCCTGCTAGTTGGTCAAATGGGTCAATTGTCATGGTCGTGTCTCCGTGTTGTGGGGTTAATGCCTGATGAAAGGCACTAACCCATGATGGGGTTAAATCTTGTCGATAAGCTCTTAAGCCAAGGCTTTATTCATCGCAAGAGAAAGACCAATACCGCCTCTTAAAGCTGAAAGAACATTATTGTACAATGATGCATTAACAATATAATCCAACTTTGTTCTATTCCTCTTTCTTACCACTTCTTTTACAATATCAAATCTCTCATGTGAAAAATCCGATTCATTTTCAATGCTAAAATGTGATGGATATTCATCTATTGCAATAGAATCAATTATTTCGTCGTATTCCTTGCTATCGCGCTCTACAACGCTATCAATAACAATACAAACACCAGTAACCAATTCATCAATGTTTTTTTCTAAATCAATTCGCTCCGGCGCATTGAACATAAATCCATTTGTTCCAGCTTTTAACAATGGTAAATTATCATCACTATTCATCAAATTTCTTATTGCTCTTATTAAATACTCCGTGCTTGATTCAACGCCTTGAACAGGATAATTAGCAGTCCTGTCATCAATCATTTTATCTATTTCTATCAGAATTTCATCAATATATCTATTAAAGATTATTCTCTCATCAAGAGAGCTGCATTCGCTTTCATAGCATTCATTGTGAATTATGTTATATATTGGCTTTTCGTTGATAATGGCAAGCTTCTCGGCATCAATTGCATCATCTCTTGACTCGAAATATTCGATAGTCATCTTTGCGGTTAAAGAAGCCCATGAAGCTGATAATTCGTGCTGCGAAAGCCTTGCAAATGGGTTGTAGCTTATTCCGATGTAAAGCAATTCATTGTTTTTTCCGAAGTGGCGATATAGCGCAGTTTTCTGGTTGTTCATGTTGGTAATCTCATGTAATATGGTACATACCATTATATACGAGGTACGTACCATGTCAACTGAAACAAAAAGATACGATAGAAAAAACTCACACAGAATACAGGTAAGGATTCCTAACGAATTACTAGATGAGATAATGAAAAATCTAGACGAAGACACGCTTTCACAGTGGGTAATTGATGCTTGCAAGGATAGAATGTTACTGCAGATTGCAATCAAACAACCTCACGCCCCACCGTCCGATAGCCCAACACACGCGCTTTAGGGTAGCTCTCAATACTGACTTGGTTGTTTTGATTGCCACCCAAGATCAGGACGTTATCCCCGCTTGTCCCATAGTAGTATCCGACGTGCCCGCGCCAATCGCCTTTACTGCCTCTCCACAACACCACCACATCACCCTTGCGTGGTGTGGCTGTAGCTCTACCCCACTCCAGAAATGATCGTGCATTGTCCTTGCCAGTGCCAGTCATGCCAGCTTTGCGCAATGTGCCATTAACGAAACCAGCACACCACGCATCACCCACGGGATCAAAGCCGACGATCTTGCGCAATTGCTGACGATCATCACGCTCATGCAAGCCAAGATAGCTTTTAGCAATCTCTACCGGACTGCCATCAATAACCACATCAGGTACGGCACTTTCGCCGATAGCCGCATACTCGCTGGCATACGCGCCCCCTTTGTTGGTATTGCGCCCATGCAGGTAGTAATCGACCGCAGCGCCAATGCCTTGCAAGTGAGCCACAGCCACAAACCCAGCCGTGCGTTTTGGGTTATCAGCACGCAACACGCCACGGGCGAAGCCTTGGTCGATGTTGTATTGTGCCAGCTTGACGAAAAAACCATCTTGAATGGACGGTGTGGCCATAAAGCTGTCAAAGTCCACGCCAGCCGTCCAATTTTGGTTGTCCTGCAAAAATGCCAAATGCTTAGCCCCACAACTGCCGGATTTGACGCAATCAGGCGCATTGTCAAAGGCTTCGCGGTGAATGTAACCAGTTTGAGTAAGTGCAGCCGCTCCACCTTGCCATGCGCCGATATAGCCTTTTGTGTTCCATATCGCGTAATTAGTGGATGATTCGCGCTGCCGGATTTTGCGCATCAACTCTGCTGTCATGGCATTGTTTAGACCGCGCAACTGTTGCCCCCATGCCATGCTTGGCTTTGCGTATTGGATGGATGCTAACCATGCGCCAACGGCTTCACCAGCGTAACGGGTATAAGTGTATGCGTCTTTGAGGGGGGCGCTTACAGGCGTTCCAGCGTCCTGTAGCGGGTTAAGTGTGGTGACAGTGACAAGAAGGGCGATGGGGGCGCTAAAGTACCACGGTAGCATTGGACGTGTTGCGCCCCAAATGGCATCGCTAGCGTTTTGCACGTTGTTTACTACGCGGCTTAGATACTGCGTGCGTGCGTCGATCTGGTCGACTTTGCGCTCAATCCTGCTTAATTGTGTTGTTGATAACTTAGCCATTGCGAGAAACCCATGTTGTGTTGTTGGTCTATGCTATCAAGTGTCGGGCGACTAGGCAATAAAAAACCCGACGAAGCGGGTAATCTATGAGCTAACCTACATTTCAAATGGAGGTATTCTCTAAGCTGCCTATCCGGCAGTGAACGCTCCACCTTGCCACGCGCCGATATAGCCTTTTTTCTAAGCTGCCTATCCGGCAGTGAACTTGCGCTGCATCGCCACTGTGTTCGACCTCTTTTTCTAAGCTGCCTATCCGGCAGTTAATTTTGATTTAGCCCGGATTTCAAATCCGGGCTGTTTCCAAGCTGCCATTCACCAAAACAACCCCTTAACGTCATCAATGACTTGCGTCCAGAACATGCTTAGCAAGTCCCCAGCCCACGTCGTGATCATTGGGTAGAAGAACGTTTGTGCCACAAAGATCACAAGCAACCAAATGGCGATGGGCTTTACGAAGTAGTGTGTGAGTGATTCAAGCGCGTTCATTGCTTTGCAACCATCACGCCACCAGCGATGCAGTTGCGCCGACCTGCATCAGTACGCGTCCATTTAAGGCTTGTCTGACACTCTGCAAGCTCTTCAGCCGTCAGCCTGCGAACCATCAAGTAGTTTTCAGCCTTTGGTTTTCCAACGCCATCCACGCTGATGTCTATCTTGCTTACCGCATCAGACGTTGCCGCCAAAACCTTGAAGAACTGACCCATGTTAATGCTTAGCATCCCTCCGAACACCAGCACAGACGCAAGCAAAAGGCTTGTAACGCCCCCGACTGTCTCACGACTGGCTACCAGTGCTCCGCCGATCAGGACGGCACTGGCGCTAACGAGACCGTTTGCAAACGCATTGTGCCCAACGCTCAAAATCTGGATGTTGCCGCTGCTGAATAAGCCAGCCAACAGGCTAACACCGCCTAATACGCAACCAGCAACGCCTACAAACGTGCTGGCATTAGCGCCGTAGAACTTCTCTCCGTACATGTTGTTAATCCCCGTGTTGTGTTGTTGAGCCTTGATTCTATAATGTGTCGGGCGACTCTGCAAGCTGTTTTTTCATCACGGCTGACTTGCGTTCAAGCGTCCAGTAACCAAACGCCTCTAGGCATTGTTGGTTGTAACAAGGCAGCTCTATGCCGCGATAGCTACCCGTTGGCAGCGTGCAATTGTCGACA